AAGCATATTTACTATATAAGAATTTACCGTTAATCTCACCAGCTGGTATTGTAATCTTGTGATAGAATACATCAGCTCCAGCGTTTAGCGTAACTGTTTTAGTATACCAATATGCACTTGTAAGCTCTGCAACTGCACCTGTTAGCTCATAGTTACTTGTAGCGAGTCCGAATGTCAAAGTTTGTGCGGTTGTTGCAGCACCTGTAGTTACCTTAAACTCTACTACGATGTTTTTGTATAGTGCAATTTGTGTCGGTTTTCCTAATTCGTGTTCGTTTGTATCAGCGTAAGCTAATTCTGCTGAAGAAAATAAATCACCAATGCTATCACTTATAAAATTTGGGTCATTCCATCTATTCATATTGTCTCCTTAATAATCACACGGCGAAATACGTCCAGTGGATATCTTTCGTCTTCGTGCTTCTTTCTTTGCTTCTTTTTCTAAAAATTTATATTGGTTATTAAAATACCCCGCCATGTTTAATGTACCGGGGTTCTTTTCATATTGCATCTTAAGAACGCCATATATTAAAGCCATATGATAGTCCTCTGGTATAGTTGATTCTTGTGTTCTTGTATATGCTATATTGCTTGGCAAAAGTAAATGTGCAGCTTTTGCAACATATTGCACTCTTAAATTTAAACCCACTTCTGTAGTTAAATTCGTCCATGAGTTATTAACATCGTCATATTCAGCAATACCTAAGTATGTACCATCAACCCAAAATAGTTTCATATTAAGCTCCCTTCGCTGGATATTGAACTGCTCTTCTAAGCTCGGTCATTGTACCATCGCTTTCTTCAATATTTACACCTTTTAAGATATTATAAGTATCATCTAAGGTATAATGTCTAGTATCTGCTGTAATTTCTATGGACGAAGTTGTTGGTAATATCTCTGTTTTCTTAGAAAAATTATCCCCAACTATATTAATATATCTAACAATTTCAGATTCACTAAGTGATGGAAAATGCTGTTTAATATATTCTATCATTTCTTCAAGTAGCATTTTGTTCTCCTTTCGCAAATCCAGCTATTGTCATAAGCTTCTGTTGTTCTAATAGTAATTCCTTAATATGTAAATCATTCAATTGTACGAGTTCTGCATCTTCCTGCTCGAATAAATATTCATTAGTTCGTTCTTGTAATATGCTAATAGCCACACTAACAATTAACAAGCTATCTAGTTCTGATGGAAAATTTGTTATATCCGTTACTTCTTCACTAAAAAGTATCCCAGTATCAAATGGAATATATACCAAACTTTTTGAAGCACCTTTTACATTAGGTGATACAATTAGCCCAGCATTAGTAATATAATATATTGGGTCATATTTAGAAGGAGCATAAATACTGTTTGCATTGCGATTTACACGGGTCGCATCCGCTATAGATAATCTTCTACACTCTCCAACTTCATCACTAAAGTCATCATTCTCTTGAAATACAGAGATAATGATTTTGTCTTCGACATCATAAGCAGCAGCACTAAAATCTACATTAGATTCGCTCTTAGCCATCTTGTCACGCCACATTGCCACATTAGCAGCTAACATTGATATTTGCTTTACATGATATCTAGTGAAGTTTGTTACGAGAGTAGTATCTGCACTACCTGTATACATTTCTACATCTGTTGCTATACTCATATATCCTCATATAATGCGGGGCCCGTTAAGACCCCGCTATTAGTTTATATTATGATGGGTCTTTGCCTAAGTTTCCACCAATCAATACGGAAGCACCGGATGTAACGGATACACCAGCGGCTGTCCATGTGAGTTCGTTTTGGTCAATTCCACCAACATAAAAATTAAACTTGATGGTTGTCATGTCCGTAACATCATCATTTATTGATATACGATACCATGGAAATTCATAATTGGTTAAATCACATGCAAATGTCAATGTTTGTGCAACATTTGGAGTGAGGTCTGCGCTTAACTCAGAGTTAACCAAAGCCCAATTTTTACCATCGTATGAACCTTCAAGAGACATACCGGGTGTTACATTAGCTCCCGCAGTTCCTATTTTGATTCCAACAGTAACTTTTCTACCATTCACTAATGAGCCGGGGATTCCCGGAGAGAGGATTTCAGCATCAGTATCAGTTGGGTCACATTCAGCAGTATAAAGATAACTCATTGCACGTTCTGTTCCTACGGCCCAATAACTATAAGCAGTAGCATCTGCTTTAGTTGTTCCATCAGTAATAACTACACTCGTAATTCCATTTAGTGCCATCAGTTACCCCCTATGACCATTTCAGAATAGCGTGTGTTTCTGGAAGGTCAATCTCAAGACCAGCTTCTGTAAGAATCAAGTCTTTTCTTCCATCTATATCGTTATTCTGAACATTGGTTACAATATGTGTATCACGAGAAATACCATTAGCAGCTAAGCAACGATATGAAACGTTTTTCATATCAACAGCAACTGCATAATCTTCCCACATTCCACGAAGTAGTGGTTGTGCTATGAAATGCAAGTCGCCATAAATGGTACTAATTTTAGTTACATTATGTCCAAAGTTTCCCGGGATGTTTGTAACATCAAGACGATACTGGCTTGCACCAATTGTATTGTCGAGGAATCCGTTTGAACCTAATTTATTCAAGAAAGTTATAACTTTGCGAGAAGCCATTACTAGCTTACTTCCACTATTACCACTTTCTGGTGCGAAGAAATCTTCCATTGCATCTAAGAAATCATCATATCCAGAACTAGAATAGGTAAAATTATAAACTTTTCCATACATTTCAGTATAAGGCACAATGCCCCAAGAGTATCTAGTAGGTTCTCCACTAGTTTCACTCACAGCTGGCTGACCAACACCAAACAACATTGTATGTTCAATGTCCATTTTATGTTCCATCAATTTTTCTTGCCATACACGTTTATATTCATTTGCTACGCCACGATATCTTGTGGCAAGAGATGTACCAGAGAACAATTGAATAGCTGTTTTGAATATTTGGCAATATCCTTCACGACTATAGAATTCATCTTTCCATCCTTCTGGATCTGATGTGCCCTCTGCCCATGCGGAACCAATTACTTGAACTTCCGCGTTGTCTAGGCATTTAAAAATAGATGTGCCATTCGTTAAGGACCCTGTGTGCTTATCATCAAAATCTGCATTCGTAATACCTTGACCAGTAACATATGGCAATCCACCAATGGATACCCAGCTACCAACAGTGATGATTGTTTCCGTAGAAGACGTAGCAACTATCGTGCTAGCTTTAAATATGGCAATCATTTCTTCCGAATCACCATACGTTCCATCTGCTGAGTAAGATATTTTTGCAGCAATAGTTTGACCGGGAATGAAGAATTTTGGGCCAACTTCGGTTGTAACAACCCGTCCAAAATTATCATATAAACAATCAACTTCAAGTGTCTCAAAATCATTTACTGCAAAAGTTGAGTATGTTGCACCAACAACACCAGCAGTCACCTCATGCACGCCTTTTACATCTGCATTACGTCTTTGCCATTGGTGACGTCTTTCAAGAAACTTGAAAACTGGGTCATCAGTAGGTCTTTTTGATACCTTAGAAAGGTATGTGAAGAACGGAGATTGCATTGGTGCGAGTTCTGCAACTCTTTCACCAAAGTTAAATATCCGTCTTGTGCTATTTATGCTTACACCTTGGGGTGTGTTTCCCGTGGTTGCACTATATACATCTGCCATTTTTTACTCCTATTTATTAAAGGGGTCGTGCCCCTTAAAGTCATTAATCATATCGTCCATCACTCTGTCTTCTGGTGAACGTGAATTCGCCCGAGTCTCAGCTGATGGCATTACTCCCATCGGGGATGGGACATGTTGCGTTTGCTGTGTTTGCCTGAATTCTGGACTAGGAGATGGAACTCCTTGTTTGCTGTTATTCAAATTATAGAGCTTCCAAAGATTATCAATAGATAGAGCTTCTGGCTTAGACATTTCTTGAATGAAATTATCTACAGTACTAGAATCAGCACCATACTTACTAACAACAGTCTGCTTAACATTATCCAATACGGATTTTTGTCGTGCTTGCATTTCATATGCTTCACGTTGTTTTGCTTGTTGTTGGTTCATTGTATCAATGTATTGTTGATTAACAGCAGCAACATAATCAGTTTTTAAATTATTATATTGGTACATGTCATCATGCCATTGTTCTTTTTCTTTTAGAAACTTAGCACTAGCGGAATATGGGTCAGAATATGCTTCTTCCATATTAAATCCTTGAGGTTCTCCGGGTTTCGCAGGTGGCTCTGGAAACTTTTCGATTTCCTCTTCAGCTGGAGCAACAGGTTTCGTTGGCTCAACTGGTGTCGGATTTGCTTGTTGTTGCTTAAGTTTTTCTAATTCTACTGACATTTGTTGGTTCTCATTCCTTGCTTTATCAGCTTGACTTTGCCAATACTGATATTGCAATTCCTCATTTGAATCTGGCTGTCCAGCAGGCTTCACTACAGGTTCGACCGGTTTGGTTTCCTGTGGTGTTGCAAATGCTTCGTCAGTTGCGCTACCAAAGATAATATCGTCTACTAGAGAATCTTCTTCTGCTGGATTTACTGGTTCAATAGTTTCCTGTGCAGGTTCTTGAAGATTTTCATCTAATGGTTCGAATCCTTTGTCACTCATGTGTTACTCCTTTGGAGACTCCTTACTAGGTTTATCTCTCTTTAGGTTCTTCAGTTGTTTTTCAAGAGACTCTTCTTCGCTTTGTAACTTGCGAGTAATTTGTTCTTGCTGACTAACCTCTTTGCTAATATCTCTTTCGCTATCACTAACACGTTGTGAATATACAGATTCAGCAGCTTGAGCCTTGTTTGAAATTTTACCTAGGGTATTTTTAAATTTCTCAATCTCTAGTTGCTGTTTAGTGTGGAATATCTCACGTTCACGTGTTTGTAAATCGCCTGTAAGATCTTTATTATTTTGCTCTAATTGTTGTAATTGTTGTTTAAGTTGTTCTGTTTCATCTGTTCTCTTAAGTACACCTTCAATATCAAATATCTCAGTTTTCTTTAATACTTCAACTCTATCAATAATACCATTCTTATAAGCGTCCATATATATTTCTAATTGGGCATATCTATTAGTTGGTAGTGTAGACCCAGCTACAACTATCACATCATACTTACCTTTTGTAATATTATTCAATGTATCTATAACGCTAGACTTATCATCATATATTCCCTTATTAATGGCATATTCAGTCATAGAACTATTTGGTTGTATAAGTTGGATTATCTTTTGAGTTGTATATAATTGTTGCATAAATGAAATAGTAACCTGTCCTACTCTACGTAACCCAGACTCTATATCAGCTAGTTTAGAGCGAATCTTTCTTTGCCCAAATTCATCTAAACTAATAGTTGCTTTATATGTATCGGGAGCAGCGGCTGTATTACCCATCATCATCTCGTATAATCCCAATTCATGGTCTATGTCTGCCTTGGCATCCATCTCGTTCTTATACAGCTCATTTGGCATAGGAAGAGGGTTAATAGGCATTGGTGCTCCGTCTGCTGGATCATACTCGATTGCAACACCGGGTTGTGCCCACTTCTCTTCAAATTCCTTCATATCCACAGAACCCTCTGGTACAAGTATCTTTGTATTCGTACTAGTGGTTGCGTGAGCTATAATTAATGAACGAATCTTATTAATATATGTTTGTAAATCCTTAACCATGCGAACATCAGACACTGGGTATGGCGTTCTTGTATGTAGGTTAATAAAACAAACTATTGGATAAAACTCAGTTGGTAAGACTCGTTGATATAATAATTTGTCACCAATAACGAGTGTTTGTTTGATTCTCCATACTGGAATTTCTATTATATCAATTTGATCTTGGTCTATTAATTCTTTATATGTTATTTGTTCAATTTGTGGTTGCTGAGGTTGTTGAGGCATTTGTTGACCATATTGTTGTGATTGCATAGCCATTTGTTGATATTGCATCATTTGTTGTTTATATTGTTGCATTAATTGCTGGGCCATATTTTTTGCTTTAGTCGGTTCGGCTATAATCTGACCATTAATAACCCAAGCGGGTTTTTTTAAATATTCCTTCATTGCTTGTTTTTCTAATAAATCTTCTAATCCACTAAACTTCTCAAAAACACGGTATTCTTCAGTTAGAAATTTATTATATCTTTCGTAACCTCTAACATATTCATCACCATCACCAAATGTAATATCGGTCATTGTATTAGCTTCTTCTGGCCATGATGTGGCACCATTATCAACACCATCAGTTACGGGTCTATCACTACCTAAATCAGAAGACGCTTTATTAATCTTTTTCCTATACATTGGCTCCATACGTATGGCTTGTTTTCTCGTATAAAGTCTAGATATAATTATGTTTTCTGCATCATCTAAATTACGCTCCCTAGAGTTAGGGTCTGGATAAACATCTAATGGGTCAACGTCCTTTAGTTTGACCTCTCCCTTACCCATATCAGCCATAGGATCTTGATATACAAGCATCCACCCAATACCGGTTACATAGTAATCATCTACTATGGTTCTTAATCTTGCTTCTCCGTCTGATATTTGCCATATATATTCTAGTAGTCCGTTAATGGCCTGTGCTGTTTGATTATCACTATCTTCTCTAGGTGATACCCTAAATGAAGGTCTATTGGATGTGATCAAGGCCTTAGCTGATTCAACAGCTGGATGTATCCTATTAACGACAATAGGCGCTTGACCACGAGATTTTAGTTTTGCTTCTTGTTCCGAAGTCCATTGTTTGCCAAATCTAAATTCTCGATCCTCCTGCGCATGCCGTGCCCAAGTTTCTCGTTTCTCTGAATATGTATCATATAAGTCTATTGTTTCTTGAACTATTGGATTCATTTTTCCTTCCATTAATATCTCCTATTGTGTTGTGGCGAGTTACCTATTAAAAATAATATAACACAAAACTTTGTCAAGTAAAATCTATTATAATCGGAATAAATTTATTTTGTTCCATACTTTCTACCGGTCATTTTATTATACTGTCATCCAATCTATCACTTTTTGTTTAAATGTTTCTTCACTCTTTTTACCACTTAATGCTTTTACCTTACAAGGTTTAGCACCATCCAATGCCATATAAACAGCGTCCATCACGTCATCGTTACGCCCTTTTGGATATGATAAAAATTCTTTCTGTGCTTCTAAATCTTCAGGTCTAAAGTAAAAGCGTCCTGATGCTAACAGTGGAACAAGTGATAATAGGCGTTCTGATTTTGAATTTCTAGGTCGGATACCTTTCTCAAGTCCCGGTATATGTAATCCTTGTTCTTTCATTAATCTTCTTGTGTGCTGCCTAAGTGCTTCCTGATATCCAACAGTTTCAATTCTCATACGTTTTGGGGTAAATTTCTTGTATTTATCTATAATCATTTGTGGTTGGTCAGCAGGGTTTAATCTTGTTCTTGTCAAATCAACAATATACACATTCTCATCTGCATCTAATGCTAATGTGGCTATTACAAAATAGTCAGCAGTTCTCTTCAAAGAGGACGCTGGGTCGATTCCTGCATAAAGTTCAACCGGAGTTATAACATCTTTTCCACCTTCTTTCTGAATCAAACAATGCTGTCCGTTGATTTTCTTATGGGTTTTGTGGTGTAGTTTTATATACCCCGGCTTAAAGGGTGCCTCTTCAGGACTTTGTGGTTGGTTCATATACTCTTGGAAGAACCCACCTAGGTTGCCAACGCTAGCCATGCTATCTCTAATCTGCATGATGCGCTCTTTTGGATACATCTCGGGCCATACTGGGTTCTGGTCGTCATCCCAAATGGTATACCAGAGGGTTTTCCATGGTGGGTTGTCTTTAGCCCAAAATAGAAAACAGTCTTCTGATATAACTGTGCCTATCATGAGTAACCTGCCATCTTTTGATAATGAAGGCTCAACTGCTTCCGTGAGCCACTTCTTATTCTTAACCCTACCTTCAGCTGTGAATGCATTCTTCTCAGATTCAAAGTCATCCACAATAATAAGGTTGGGTCTTGTATCTCTTGAAATGAATCCACGTACTTTCTGTCCAGTACCAACGGCCATTATACGCGTCCCATTTGCTAAAACTATATCGTCTTCTCTCCACTTCTTCGAGGTGTCTTCACCTAGGTTCCCAAATAACCCTATGAAGGTTTCGGAATTATCTAAGTGAAATTTAATACGAGACAAGAAATTAATACTCTGTTGCCTCGCTTCAGATATGATGACTATAAACAGTTCTTCGTTTGTCTTTTTGAATGCAAGTCGCCAAACTGGGTACAAAAAGGATAGGATCGTAGATTTTGCAGTCCCTCTCGGCGCCGCACATAGAACCCGTTTATAGTCATCATTGGCCACGGTATCCAAAATTTCTTTATGGAAGGAGGGAGAGTGCTCCTTAAACGCCGTGGGAAAACATATTCTACCGAACATAGCGATATTAGCTTTTAACTTCTTGAGTACTTTTATCTTCTCATATTCGGCTTCAAAATCTCTAGGCAAATCTATTCCCCTGTGATGTCGAACTAACTGGCTGTAACTTCCAGAAGGTCTCTTTGGCTGTTTTAGAATTTTGCATCATGTCTAACATTTGTAATACATCACCTTGTTTTGTTTTAAAGTTCTTTCTAAATTTATTATCTTTTAATTTTTCTTGTAGTTTGTCTAAATTCTTCTTATTCATTGGAACGTTTTGTTCATTAAAATATTGATTAATGCCCTGAACCCTTACTTGAAATTCAGAAGGATCTGTAAGATATTCAGTATATCGTTCACTACCACTCCAATCATTATCTTCAGATGCCAATTCTTTTTGCATATCGAGTCTTCCCTGAACTACTTGATTACGTATTGGGTCATTTGACATTGACATTGGCAAGTCTATCTTAGCTTGTTGATTGTGGTATGGTTCGTGTCTGTAGGTTGTTTTTAAATCATCCAAACTCCCCTTTTTTACACTAATGAATGGCTTTTCTCCACCCTTAATATAACCACCAGTTTGCGATGGATTACTATATTCCATCATTGCTTGAGCTTTGGCGGCTTGATTAATAAAACCAAAACGATTACTGAAATCTTTATCAGAACCAGTGCCTATCTTAACATTATTATTGGCATAATATCTTGGAGTAATACCATATAATTTATACATGTATTCATTATTCCCTTCTTCTTTCAGATTATTAAAATTGTTTTGTTGTCCCTGTAGTCTCTCAAACTCAGGTGCTCCTATTATTTCAGAAAATGGCATCTCTACTGATTGCTTATCAGACCCCATGTTGGCAAGTTCTTTAGTTCTTTCTTGTTTAAACCAAGTTGTGGGCTTTCTGCCTTAAACCTGTTATTGTTTTTAAATAGCGCATCCCAGATAGCCATTATTCTTCATCCTTCTCATTATTCTTTATGTCAAAATCACCAATTAAAATACAATCATTATCAATACAGGGTAGTATATTACTATTTATCCATTTATAAAATTTGTTTTTTGTTAATATGTCCATCATATAACTTTTCTTAACGGCATCATCCATAATTATTATTCTTGGACGAACCCCACACATACTTCTTCCGATACTTGCCATTATAACCTTACTTTTATTAATAATAATATCCTGACTATGCACATTATTACTTAATATTATTACAATACTATCCACAAAATTGGTTATATTTTCTACCTTTAATTCTTTCTCTCTATTTATCATCTTCTCTCTCCGTAATTTGCGTTGCTGTTATCTTGTGTTCTTCTTCGTCTATTTGATCTAGTAAACGCCTAGTTGTTGATTCTATTTGCTGAGTAGTCTTAACTTTATTCTTCTCATTCATACCATGCATAGTTTGTAAATTATCCACGGCTTTAAGGATGTTTGTAACATCACCCTTACCCTTCGCCATTTCAATAGCTTCTGCTAGTAAATCAAGAGTATAGGCCTCGGTCATACCATGTTCACTAAGCAGCAATTGTAGTTGTTCTCTAACCATTTTACCAAAAACCTCCGTTCTCATCATTCTCTTGTATCTACCCCTAGCATTGTTATTAACCCCACCCGGGAATGCCAGTTCGATAGCTAAGTCTTTATCCATAGTCTGCGCATAAGTCACAGCTAGGTTCTTCATTGGGGCTTGCTTGGAGCGTACCTCCATCTCTGGTTTTCCAGTATATGTATGGGGGGTACTTCTCCCAATAGCCCTAAATTTCTTTGTAGGATACTTCGGATTGTATAAGACATATCCAAATGGCATCCTTATATATTTGTTCTTGTGTTTTTGATTGCCATCATATTCGGACACTTTTAAGGCTTCAGCCACATAATCATCATCAGTTAAGCACAAGTCACCAGTTACGGCTTCTTTCCAATGAACATATACCATTCCAGCATCATCTGCTTCTTGTTTCGTGTATATCTCATGGTCCGCTGGGCCACCGTCTTTAACCTTGTGATTTATGTGTATTTTGTACATTATTTACTAATCCCCGGCCATAGTATAGGCTCAACTCGGTCACCATTATCTAAGTGTATATGGTTGGTTCCTATTTCTATGCCCCTAATACCGTGTTTCTGGGCCAGTTCTACTATTTTCCATGTATAAGCACCACTTGGCCGTTTAATGTCCATAGCGCGCCCTTTTGTATGCCAGCTTCTACTGGCCCCACCTATTAATTTGTTATAGTCGTCGCACCTATATCCCGATGTAACGGACATAGGTAGGTCTAATTCTTCTCGTATTACTTCTATTAGTGTCATAAAGTCATCATCCATGGTGTTTTTCAGGCAACATGGGCAACTTAATTCTTGTGGTGAAAAATATTCATATTTCATTTTATAACTCCTAATCTTATTTTCATGAATCTACGGTCCATGCGATACCAACGATCTATTTCTCGTTTAACCATCGCTTCGTGTCCATTAAACATCACTGGGAGGTTACCCTTAACCCAAGCAAGGTTCATCATTATCTCTTCATCCGTACATTGGGTCTTACTAAGGCGTTTTTTGATGATCTCGTGGAGGGCCTCTCTGCATCTACCCACATCCACATCTTTCGTACAAACCTTAACGGTTAGAGCCATCGTATAAATCTTCTAACCTAACTTCGGGGAACATTGGTGCAATTGTGTAATAATGCCCACAAGTTACTATGGTCCAACTTTGGATCTTCTTATTGAGCTCACTAAGTTCAGAATGTAGCTCATCGGTTCGTTCTTCTAGTTCTTCCAGTATCTCGTCATGTTCCACAACATCTGCTTCCAACTCGGCCCTTTTCTTCAATAATTCTTTAATGTCCATTTAACTCTCCTTTTTGATTCTGGGTACATTATACTTATGTGGTGTCAACCTGTCAAGATATTTCTAAATTATATATATATTTTTTAAAATCCCCTACGCCATTAAAGGGGAAAAAGAGGGGGGACTATAGGGGGGTAATAAAGGGGATACTTAACCGTTACTCTTATTACCTGTAAAAGGGCCCTTTACCCAGTACCTGTAAATATTATATTATATATATTATTTGTAACCCGTTACCTGTCAATGGTAGATACCCGTTATGTGCTAATTGGTAAAAGTTATATTAGAGTTGGTGTATATGGTTTACTACACTACCTACCCCCCGAGAAAAAGGGTATAGGATACCTTTAAAGTTATAGGTTAGCTTTTAGTTACACTCCATATACCGTTAAGCGTTACGGGGGCTAGCCAGCGTTATAAAGCCTCCTCGTTTCTCTTTGGCTTCTATACTCTATGTATAAATTTATAGCCGTGGGTAGGTTACATTATGTCACTTATTATTAATCGTATTAGCATAGGTTCAAAGAAGCATTTCAATCAGAATACTGGGGAAGAGACTTATACAGAAGATAACGGTTCTGTATTCTGTATGGTTGAAGACTCTAATTCTATGTTACAATTCAAAGGTAAACAAGTAACAAGGAATATCTTTGAATCCTTCATAGTAGAGAATAAACTTGAACTGGACCTACAGGACAAGTATACCGTATCTGGTTGCGGTGTTATAAAACCAGTAAATAGTAAAGGTTTACCAAATAAGAATGCTGGTAAACACTATGTAACATTCAATGTTATTAAACCATCTAATCCTGTTACTATTGAAGTAGCAGATTTCCTAGTTAAGTAACAACTACATATAATAGGCTCATAGTAACACTTAATACTGTTATTGTGAGCTTTTATATTCACCCGTAACTTGAATGCCCGCAGAGTAACGGGGATAGTACTCGTTACTAGTAATATATAACGTATGGTATCAATCGGGTACTGTACACGTAGACCTGTACTAAGGCAAACACACTGGTATGGGTCTACACTTCACAATACTCATGAATACAACACATAATTGTAACAAAGGAGCAATATATGAAAGACAAGGAACAAGTAAATAAAGATGCATCCTTTAAAACTATTTGGGATATATTTGTCCCATATTTAACTCACATTGAAAAAGAGAAAGAAAAGATTAAAGAGACATAATTAAAATCAATCTTTATATATCCTATCTGTTGAATGTTATTAAAGTAACGTATTAGTAACTAGTTAGTAGTATAGACACCTACTAACGCCAATGGATAGGTGTATTTAGTAAGGGGCGCAGCTCCCTATATAAACAAATAACCATAAGGAGGGGATTATGAAAGACCAACTAATAACACTAGGAACAGTTAAGCTAGCCGATATAAAAGGATTTTATACTGGTGAAGATATTAAATACAACAATAATCACACACCAGTAACCCAATCATTGCTACAGAAATGGTTAAGAGAAAAGCATAATATAATTGTTACTTCTCTTCCCCATGAAGATGAGATACCAGAATGTGAGGGAGAAAAAAGACAAACTCTTTGGGAGGATGAAACAATAGATTGTAGAGAGACTCCTTGGCTAAGAGAAATTACTACTTATACTTATTACCATTCTTATGAAAAAGCCTTAGAGATAGGATTACAGGAAGCATTAAAACTAATTTAATAGGAGACTATATGAATATCTTAAAAGGAATAATAGTAGGGATAATAATCGCTTCTCTTATGGTATTCTTATTAACAGAACCATTAACATGGAAGGTTGCTGGTCTTGAACTAACAATTAGAGAGCTCAAGGAAGATAAGCTTTACCTTAAGAAGATAATTAAGGATAGAAATAAGCACATCTCAGAGCTTAGGAGGCGCTTTAGTAACTATACACAACAAATGGACAAAGAACTCACTGAGCTAGGTAAATGGGCCCAAAATGATACATTAATAACTTATTAGTTAATTAGGAAACAGGAGAATAAAATGAAAGATCTATTTGTATCGGAAAAACATTATCTAAGATACTTATACGCAAAAGAAAAAGCAATAAAGATTAATAGGTATCTTGGTTCAAAAAACTATATTGTCTTAGAAAAATATTATAAAGATTATATGGTAAAAGATGGTTTGTTCGTTTTTGAAAAAGATGATGCTCCTGTAATTATGATTAAATCAGATGGGAGCGGATGTTGTTATCTGGGATGGGAATGGAATAATGATGGATTGATTTATATTGATAGTAAGAAAAAAATAGACAATCTATTTAACAGGTTTGTTGTTTTTAAAATAAGTGATAAAATAAAATATACAGACTAATGGATATAATGAGAGAGCACGCCACGATCTTTTCTCGTGGGTGCTTATGTTATGTGTAACGACAGGAGATTAAAATGGATAGCCAAAAAATTCTTTATAACAAAACAGGAAATGATGAGGCATATACTCCAG